TACGCTGTCAGGACCAACCGGGTTCAGGTACGAATGACCGCCAGCCATAGTTACCGACGCGGTTTCAGCCGTGAAGTCGATAGTAATAGTTGGGTGCGGAGCATTCCACTTAACAATAACTTCGCTGTAGTTACCGCTGGAATTGGTAGTCTCTTCTACAAGACCAACAACACGGAACGGTAGCGACTGCGCAGTATTGCTGCCCGAATCATAAGCACCGATATTCGAGTTACCCGAAATGGTGGTGTTCGAAGCTGGCTGCGAGATAGCCAAGTTATTGCCCAAGATCGTGCCCGCAATCGGGGTGATGGTGGACGAAGTTGCGCCACCGGTCACAGCGACCTTGAACAGTTGATCAGGATCATCCGCCACATACGCCATGATGTCCGAAGCAACAACGCTACCCGGATACGAGTTAGCGAACAGCTTCTGGCCAGTCGATGGGTTAGTGTAGCTAACGCCGAGAAACACACCAGTCACGCCGTTGGCGTTAACGGTAGTCGTACCGGTCTCTTTAACAATAGTGCCACCATCCAAACGGACGATATCGCCGTTGTAGATAGCAGTACCGTAGTTGCTTGCAATCGGGAGTTCACGAGTTTGGCCCGCGAACACCTGACCGCCGATCAAATTGATCGGTTTTAGCCCGTAGGGGGCATTTACAGTCGGATAAGCCATTTTAGCTCCTAGTTAATAAAAAGCTACTTATTACCTTTACCAAAGGTTGTCGTAGACTTCCGTTCGTTGAACAGCGGCATACGAGCATCGCTTTGGCGCATCAGCGTGTTATCAACCGACTGCTCCTGCTTCGACGCTTGGTCGTTGTAGTAAGCATTACGTGCTTGCACGGTTTCTGTCGGCTGCTTGCACAACATTAGTCCACCAATCTCGACATTCCCCGACGCATTTCCGGGGATCATTAGTTCAGGATGGTCTTCCGCTTTTACCGGTACCCAGCCTTCACGCATACGCATGGCGACGTTTTGGGCGTAGGTCTGTCCGTTGACGGATGTTGCAATCCAACGGAAATTCCAACCGGGTTCAGGGGTCGGATCAGGCAGCATCGACGGTGGGGTATAGACCGCACGCGCTGTCTTTTCACGGGTAACCAAGTCACGAGGGGTACGATTTTCAGCCATTTCTTGCCTCCAGTTTTGCTACTTCAGCAGCATATTGCTGCGGGGTTAGTCCATACTTTTTAGCCAGATCGTATTGTCTCTGGGTAAGCTGGATTGTCTTCTTACCAGTCGAACGACTAGCAGGTGCGACGACCGTAGTAGGTTTGGCTGGAGTTTCCTGCTGACTTGCAGGCTCAGATTTTGGCGTATCCGTCGCGCCGAACAATTCGGGGAACGTCTTCCGCATGCGCCCGTCGATTTGGGCGAAGTAATCATCAGTGCGCGGGTCTACTCCCGCGTTGACTAGCTTGTGATGCAGCCCTAGTGCGTAGCTGGTGTATTCTTCGAACCCCGGTTGACCGTACCACTGGTTTTTTGCCTGCCAGCGCAGCGTCTTTTCGTCCGGTTGAACCGTTTCGGGTTGCGATGGTGCTCTTTGTACAACAGGTTCATCCTCTTGTAAAGGGGCGGGCCTATAATTTTTAACTTGGTCGAATCTAACCTTTGCCTCCATCAGCGCTTCTTGGGCGGCAATAATGGCATCCGTGTCAAACGACTCCTGCGCATCTTTCAGACTACGCCGTGCAGCAACCAACTGGGCTTCTGCTTCTCGTGTTGCTGTAGACGCATAAATCTCTTGTCCGTAGTTGACCGTCTGCTTGAGCTTCTTGTTCTCTTCAGACAGATACTCCAAAAGCCGGTCCATCTCTTGCTTTTCTCGCAAGAGTTCTTCTTTACGGCGGCGCTCGTCGTGACGGGCATGCGTTAGCTCTTTGATACGCGCCTGTACCTTGTCCGAGTAGTTCTCAATCTCGTCGTCGGTTGGATCGGCGACTTCTTTGTCTAAGGGTTTGCGGCCCCTGTCCCTATCCGGCGTATCATCAATTAATTCAATTTCGACATCGTCGCCAACAGCGATCTTGGTTTTTTCCTGTGTTGCCGTACTTTCCTGCTGTTCCTCATCATCGGGGAATCGGAACTCCTCGCCCTTGAACTCAGACATAACTTTCTCCTGTTAAGCGCGTGCGTAACCACGCGGGTCTTCAACGACACCTTCCACCTGATCGTCATTGATCATGCGGAACTCTCTGCCGTGAATGGTGAATCGCGTACCGGAGTACGTGCGAACCAGCACAAAATCGCCCTCTTCACACCAAGGACCGCTGGGAAACTTGTTAGTATCTTTATAAGCATCTGGACCAACCGCAACGACAAAAAGTACCGTCGTGGTCTGCTCTTCAATGCGTTGAGATATTGCTGCTTTGACAAGTACAGAATCATCAAACGTGTCTTCCGCAGGCGGCACAGCGCACAAGAGTTTCCAGCCTTGTGGTTTGGGTAGTTGCCGTGCTTTGACTTCGTCTGCCGGGGCTTCAACAGATTCTTCGTGTATTTCTTTTTCGTTCTCGATTAAATCTTTTAGGTATTTCGGCAGGATTAACTCACTCATCGCCTTCTTCTCCTTTGCGTATCGCTTCAACAAGGTCAAGTAATAAACGCTCTGCAAGGGCTAGACCTTGAATTAACCCGCAGAGTTTTTGATAGGCCGCAAAGTCCTGACACGCGCCAGTGGCAACGTCATCAGCGTAGTTGTTCATTTCAATGCGTAGCTTCTCGCGCAGTACGCTTGCGAAATCTTTCTCCATTTATTCTCCTTTTGGTTTGGTCTCACTCTTCTTGAATGCCGCCATGTGTTTTAGTGCGGCTTGTTTTCTCTGGATGTCTGCTTGCTCTTTGGCCTTGGCAGTCTCAATACCCATGCGTACGCCTTCTGCCGTTTGCTTGGCTTCGAGTGATGCCTGCTGGTGTTTGATGTTTGCACCAACCTTGAGTGCTTCCAACTGCTGACGACCGTCGATCTCTTGTTTGCGCAAGTCGAGTTCTTCGGTTTTGGCCGCAGCGTCGATTTGCATTTGCTTTTCTTTGATCTCCAACTCTTTGGCGCGAAGCTGTAGTTCTTGCATCTGCATTTGCACAATCGGGTCCTGCATCTGCTGCTGTGCTTGTTGTTGTGCAGCCATTGCTTGGTTCTGCTGCAACACCTGCTGCGCGGCTTGCGCCATCATCTGCGATAACGCCAACTCGTACTGCGGTGGCAGTTTCTCGTCCTCTGGCGGCAGGGCAACACCCATCTGCTCTTCGATCTTCTGGCGATACAAGAACCCAACGTGCTCAGAGATGTGTGCTGCCATTGCTGCTTGCATCTGCTGCGCTTGCGGGTTTTGTCCAATCATTTGCGCCATCATCGGGTCCTGCATCGCTGCCATGTGTACCTGAATATGCGCTTGATGGTCTTGGTAGAAGAACGCCTTGACGGGTTCCAACTTCAGCACGCACATGTTTTCTGTCACAGGATCGCGTGGTTTCTGATCGTCTGGCAGTGGCACCATCTTTTCTGCGTTCTTAATGCCCAACACCTCCAGCATCTGACGGTGCAAGAACGGCATGTCATAAATCTGCGGTGCGCCTTGAGCTAACTGAAGAACTGCTTGGTACTGAACAACGCGCTGAGACAGCGTAGCTGCGTTAGGGTCACTAACGGGAATCAAGTCCACCAGATCGTAATCTTCACGTTTGGCTTTCTTCGTGCCGTACTCTGGTGTGTATTCGTAGTCCGGGTCGGTGTAGTCGCGGATGATTGTTTTTAACAGCTTGAACTCACGCTTTAGTGTGTTGTGCACACGCGCTTGCACTGCCGTCATGACTTTCAACTGCCGCTCTAGTATGGCCAGTGTGGAACCTACCGGCGAGTTGGCCGACATATCCGAGACTTGCAAGTCTGCCGTTGCAGCAAACCTACGACCTTCATCGACGATCTTATCGAGTAGTCCTGACAGAACCGCAGACGGTTCTTTATAGGGTAGTGGCAGGATTGAATCACGGATGTTGCCAGAGGCTACATCCACATCCCTGAATTCGCCCGGAGCGATCGGAGTGTCGTCACCTTTGATTCGTAGACCACGCGACTTAAGACCGCCGGGTAGATTTGAAAGCGTGCCTGCGTCAACCAGTTGTCTCATGATACTGGTGGCGTTCTTGGCGAATCCACCAATCAGGTGGAACAGACCGAAGCCATAAGCACCAAAGCCCGGAATGTACTGGTAGTGAACAAAGTGCTGACGCTTCAGCTTTAGTTTGTCGTCTTGGTTCCAGTTTCTGCGTATGGCCAGAATCTGGTTGGTACCTTTTATTATGGTGACCACGTACGGCAACGCGATTTCTGTGTGTTCGTTGTCGTCGTTCTTGTCTGCGTATGGGTCATCTTCCAAATACAGGTCAACGTGGCACTCATACAGTGTGTATCTGTCGTCATTCAGATCAGAGAAGCCGGTCTCTTTGTCTTTGGCTTTCTGGATGTCCTCCACGACTTTCTGCGGATCGCCCAACTCCACATCGCAGTAAAACCCCGCTTGCTGGAGTTTCATAATCTCGTTCTTGGTCTTACGCATCACATGCGTAACACGGTAGCAAGTGTCAAGATCAGACGCGCCATACGGCAAGAAGATGTCTTCTGCCGGAATAAACATACTGACTTGGCGACCGAGGTTGGGGTCGTAGTACACCTTCTTGAACGCACTGCCGGTGGCCGGGAGACTCCAGAGCATTCTTTCATGTTCTGGCCGATACTCCGTCATCACCTCGGTTAGCTCGTAGTTCATATCATCTTCAACCCGCGCTGCGGCCTCCATGACCTGCGGCGTTTCTTTACCGATGATCTTGGTTCTCACAGGCCCGGATGCCGGGAATGTCTCGGTAATGGTTTCGGATTGGAATCTAACAACGGCTTCGGCCAGCATGGGGTGGAACACGCCACACGCACCACTCCACGGCTCCGTACGCTCTTCTATTTGCAAGCCGAGTAATTTAATGCCCTCGACGTACATCTTCTCCCACTCTTTGCGGGAGCCTTTGTCGTTGTCGATGTCGTCCACTAAGTCGCTGGCCAGCGACTGCAAGCTGCCGTCGTCCATATCCTCGGCCAAGTTACTGCCAAAATCTTCTTCGCCCTCGACCTTGGCCAACTCCAACTCAAAGCCCGGTCCGCTGATGTTGACCGCTTCAGGGTCCACAATCTCGACCTCAATGCCCTCGGCATCGTCTTCTTCCGGTAAGCCCACGGGTGCTTGGTACAGCGCTTTGTCAATCGCCATGATATTTCCTTAATAATAAGCAGCCCTGCGGGGCGCGTAGTATCGGGTGTCCTGTTCGTCTGAATCGAGGGTAATAAACCCCCCTTGCCGAAAGCGTAGCAATGCTTGCGACGTAGTATCCACGAAGTCGTCGTGTTCTCCAACTGGAAAGGCGGCAACTTCCTCGATTACTTCTCGTGCCCATCGGGTGTCCGGTGCCCAGACTTTGCCCGAAGTAAATAAATCCGCGATGGCATTGACTCGGACGATTTTGTCGTTGCCTCGGCTTGGGCTGAATTCTTGGACAGGGATTCCCATTGAGCGGAGTTCTTGAATAAGTGGGGCACCTGCGGCCTTTTTTTCCACAATGAACGCATCCGGCTCCCACTCCTTGTAATGCTTTAGGGCAATTTGTTTCAATTCAGGAAACTGTATCCGGTCTTTAAACGCGTCCAGCAGGACTAACTGCGGTGTGTCGTTCTCTTCCTCGTTGTAGAAGATGCCCCATGTGGTGCAGGCGGAGAAGTCCGACGATGTCTTGGACTCGTACGCCGTATCCCATGACTGGATAATATATTCGCAACGTGGTGGTTCGTCCTGCTCCCATATCCGCCAGTGCCGCCGGGCAATAATGGCCGAGTTCTCCGATGTCGGCTGCTGCATATACTGCGCGTTCCAGAACCTCGGATCCATCCCGGCTTTTTTGGCCTTCAACGCCTCCAACGGCCACTGCTCTGGCCAGAGCGATT